GGACCTGCTGTATGCGGACCCACCAACATTCACCGTCCGGGTAGATACCGATAATGACGGGTCCGGGGTGCCCGTAAAGGTAGCAAATCCGACACAGGAACGCTTGAACGAACTTGCTGATGAGGGCATGTATACGACTTTGGCGCGCTCCGCTGAGGTTGGTGCGGCTCTTGGTGGTTCTTTCCTACGGGTCGCATGGGATAAATCTGTTGTCGCAGATCGACCATTTTTGGATGCGGTGGATGCCGATCAGGCGTTGCCAGAGTTCCGTTGGGGTCGACTGGTTGCGGTGACTTTTTGGAGTGTTGTTGCTTCTGAGGGTACGAAGATTTGGCGGCATTTGGAGCGGCACGAGCTGTCTCCTCTCGGTACGGGCGTGATCCTTCACGGCCTATACGAGGGCACTGTTGACAAACTTGGTATGCGGGAGTCGTTGAATTCGCGCCCGGAAACGATGTCGCTGTTTGTGATGACAGAGAACGCTCCGGTCGCCGGCCAGGTTGATTCGTTAACTCCTGGCCTGTGTGTTGAGTATGTGCCCAATCAGGGGCCAAATCGGCTGTGGCGCACCGATATGGTAGGCCGAAATCTTGGACGTTCCAGCCTTGACGGTGTTGAGCATTTGATGGACCAGTTGGCAGAAACCATGTCTGACTGGATGCGTGCACGGAGGGCGGCGAAAGCTCGCATCTGGTATGACAAGTCATTGCTTGGTAACCCTGGGCCCGGAAACGGGGCGGTTGCTGATCTGGATCAGGAAACGTATGTGGGCACGACGGAGAACGTCAAGGGTCCAAACGTCACCATGTCGGACAAGATTCAGGTGTTGCAACCAGCATTTACTCCGACGGGGTATGCGGAGACGGCATCTGCTTTGATTGAACAGATTCTGCAACTGTCTGGGTTCTCTGCGCAAACGTTTGGGATGGAGAAGTCTGCATCCCGATCAATTGAGTCTACGGCGACGGAGGTTGAGGCACGGGAACGGTTGACGTTCCTCACGCGCGGGCGGTTCATTCGGACGCAAACCCCGCACTTGTCGCGCATTTTGTCCAAGTTGCTTGCGGTAGATCGGGCTGTATTTAACATTCCGAACGTGGATGCCCCAATTTGGGTTGAGTTCCCTGATTCGGTACAAGAATCTTTGCTCCGTCTGGCTCAAACAGTGCAAACCCTGTTCACGGCTGAGTCGGCATCGAAAGATCAGATTGTGCGGATTTTGCATCCTGGTTGGAATGATGACATGTGGGATGAGGAAGTCGCAAAGCTGAGGGTCGAATATGCGTCGCCGGTCATTGATCCGGGTGCGTTGCCGCCTGAAATTCCTACTATGCCGAATGATGTTAACCCGATCACGTAGGGGCACTAATGTCTGACCCGTCTCCGCAATCGACGCAAGGACAGACAATTGCGGTACTAACTGCGGCAGTTCTTGTCGTGTTCGCGGCAGCACAGTCCGCGTTGATTCTCAAGTTTGCGGCACTGATTGGTCGATACGGTATATCCGAGTTGTTGTCGCACCAGCTGAGGAAAGCAGCGCAGTCGGCTGTGGTTGGGTTGCGGGCAACTCTCCCGAGTGTGGTGGCTGAGCTCGTCAATACTGCGGCGGCGGATGGTGCTCGTGCTGGCGGCAATATTCCCAGGGAGCCCGTAGCCCCAATGTTTGCGGCAGCAGGCGATTCGTTCGAATCTCATGCTGAAAGATCCGCCCGTGCCATTCGCGAAGATCTTGAGCAGAAATTGAACGGGCTGAAATACCGGATCACCCGGTTCGCGGATGACACTTATCGGGCCGTCGTGGCAGATGCTGCAATTAGTCAAGTGCTTGGGTTGACGCCCGCGCAGGCCCAGCATGACGCCTATGTGAAGTTGATACGCAACGGTATTGACGGATTTGTTGATTCCAAGGGGCGCAACTGGGAATTGTCTGCTTACGTGGATATGGCTGTTCGGACTGCGGCGCAACGGGCGTTCAACGTGTCTCATTTGGACCGAATGCAATCACTTGGTATCAACTATTTTGTTGTCTCCGATGACGGACACCCATGCCCTTTGTGTCTGTCGTGGCAGAACGTTGTTTTGACTGCTGGCATTCCGGATGAGATCGCACAACACACTATTGCGGAAGCCACCGCATCGGGCCTGTTCCACCCGCGCTGCAGACACGTCCTCACCGCCTTTATCCCCGGATTCACCGTCGTCCCGCCACCGCATAAATGGAATGCGGACGATCAGCGTAAATATGACGAGTCGCAGAAGCAACGCGCACTTGAACGTGCAATTCGGGCGGCGAAACGCGAACTCGATGGAGCATTCACCCCGGAGATGAAGTCATCCGCGCGATTTAATGTGCGGCGAGCTCAAGCGAACATGCGCGACTTCATTGACCAGACCGGGCGTGTACGTGTTTCACGTCGAGAGCAACTGACCCTCTAACAACTTCACCGAGAAAGGCCACCCACAGGGGTGGTCCTTTTTGGTGCCTAGAAGTCCCGCCTGGCGCGGGTGTAACCGATATGAGCCTGGAGCCCAATCAAAATGTCTGATCCCGTAATCCCAGCAGTTCCCTCAGCGCCCGTAGCACCAACGGAACCGGTCGAAATAGTTCCGACCGCACCCGTAGCACCGGCCGTTGAGTCAGTCGATCAACTTCCCCCATGGGCGCAGAAGATTATCACCGACACTCGCAAGGAAGCCGGAGACTATCGCACCGCCGCGAAAACCGCAGCGGACAACGCGCAACAGGCGCTCACCGACAAGTTGGCGGTCGCCCTTGGCCTCAAACCTGATGCCTCACTCGATCCTGCGGCACTCACCGCATCACTCACCGAAGCGCAGTCGAAAGCATCACAGTCCGCACGCGAGCTTGCCATTTTTAAGGCTGCAGCCGCGACCGGTGCTGACCCATCGAAGCTTCTCGACTCCAACTCATTTATGTCTTCCGTCTCTGGGCTGGACCCGTCGGACGGTGCCGCGATTAGTGCGGCGATCACCGCTGCGATTGCAGCAAATCAAACTCTCAAAGCAGTCCAGGCGGCTGGCGCGAGCGGTACTGAACTCGGCGGGACCGGGGAAACAGGCCAAATTACCGAAGCGCAACTCGCGCAAATGTCACCCGAGCAGATCAACACGGCCCTGAAATCAGGGCTTTTGAAACATCTGCTCTAACCCCTTGAAAGGACACCACCGTGTCAGTTTCCAAATTCCGCCCAGAAATTTGGAGTGCCCAGCTTCTTGTGGCACTCCGTCAATCTCTCGTCTACACAGCGTTCATCAATCGTGACTATGAAGGCGAAATCGCGCAAGCTGGCGATACCGTCCGCATTACCTCGATCGGTCGCCCGACTATCTCCAACTATGTGCCCAACAGCACAGTTATCTCCCCAGAGCAGGTCACTGATTCACAGCGGACCCTCGTTGTTGACCAGGCAAAGTACTTCGCGTTTGCGGTCGATGATGTGGATCAGCGTCAGGCTCGCGGGAACGTTATCCCGCAGGCGATGGATGAGGCGGCCTTCGCGGCAGCCAACGTCATCGACCTGTACCTGTCGTCGTTCTACACGTCCATTCAGACTGCGAATCAGCTTGGGGCCGTTTCCGTTTCGCGGGCTACTCCTTCGCAGGCATACGACAACGTTCTGGTGCCGCTGAAGGTCAAACTGGATCAGGCAAACGTTTCGGTTCAGGGTCGTTCGGTTGCAATCTCGCCGGATCTTCACGGCCTGTTCCTCCGCGACCCCCGGTTTGTAGCTAACGCTGCGAACAACGTCTCGTCTGCTCTTCAGACGGGTTCGGTCGGTATGGCTGCTGGGTTCGAGATTCTTCTGTCGAACCAGACACCAACAACTGGTACTGACTCGGTAGTGATCGGCGGCAATAACCGTGCACTCACGTTCGCGGACCAGATCAGCAAGGTTGAGGCGTACCGGCCTCAGACCGGCTTCGCCGATGCCGTAAAGGGCCTGTTCCTTTATGGTGCCAAAGTCATCCGTCCCGACTCGTTGGCGAGTGCTCTCGTCACGGTCACTGCTTAAGAAAGGTTGGACTAGCTCATGGCTCGTGTAACTCTTGTCCCAAATCCGCTCATCATCAATGGTGGCCTCGTGGACCCGCTCGGTGTGCTTTCAGTTGCTGGTGCTGGTAACGGTTTCACCGTTGCTGCGCCCGGCAGAAGGTCGCTGTTCTTCCGTGTCTACAACGCCACGGCGGGTGCCGGCACTGTCTCGATCCTTGCCGGTTCGTTCCCGCTCGCCCCGTCGTCTGGCCTCGGCCCGGTCACGGCCCCGGTCGGTGCTGCGGGAACCTCGTGGATTGGTCCGGTCGATTCGGCCCGCTGCATCCAGGCTGACGGTTCTCTCACCATCGAGACTTCCGCTGCCATGACCGTCACCGCGTTCACCATCGACGGCAAGTACGTCGGTTAATGCCTAAGACGGTTCACATCCTCGGGGAGGGTGGCGGCATTTTTGAAATGTCGTTGCCCCTCTCCGAACCGATTGAGGACCGTCTCCTGAAGGGGTACCTGACGCGTGTAAACGCTGACGGTACCCCCTACCGGGAGACCTCCGAACGTATCCAACCACCCCCTTACGGGTCAAAGGCCGAATGGGTGGGCTGGGCTGTGCACGCGTCCCAGACTGGCGGCGATCCAATCAGTCCAGATGATGCGGAAGCACTCACCAAACAAGACCTCATCGAACTGTACGGCGTCAAGTAGGGAGGCACCATGCCCACGTATTACGGCGATTTTGTTACCCCTGTGGCGTTGTGTACAGGTGCGGATGTAGCCGCATACACAGGCATTGCAGCACCTGTCAATGTTACGGCCCTGATTCGTTCTGCGACTCGACTGGTGTTGCGTGAAACACGGCAGGCCTACTACAACGTGGACCCGCTCACTGGTCTCGCGACGGATACTCAGACTCAGGGTGCCATGCGTGATGCGACCGTTATTCAGGTGGTCGCGTGGGCTGCAATCGGATACGACCCTTTGACGGGTGGTGTGATTACTCCGAAGGTGAAGTCCTCGTCAAAGTTGGGGTCGGCGGCGTTCACGTTTGCGGATGCCACCTTATCGGCTGAGGCTCGTGCGGATGCATTAAAGCATTTGGTTCCCGAAGCTGAGCAACTTCTCGAATTGCAGAATCTTCTCATTCCTAACCCGTGGACTTATGGCTGACACCGATTTGGACGCCTTTTGGGTACATTCTGCGTCGGTAGAAACGTTGACTGGTTCGGGTGCTTACGGGGATGTTTTCGCGGCGGCAGTTGTTATTGCTTGTTTCGTTGATGATTCTCGAAAACTCATTCGCAACACGATGGGACAGGAAGTTGTTTCTGAGTCCACCTTGTACACGTCAATTTTGAATTCGGCTTTGTTTACCCCGGATTCTAAGGTCACGGTTTTGGGTGATGCCGATAATGATGAGCTCACGCCGGCCCGTGCGGCCCGTGTGATCAAAGTGAATGCGAACGATTCGGGTGGTCTTGACCTACCTGATCATGTTGCAGTTTCGCTGACGTAGGGGCGAATTTTGTCGATTGAGTGGGAATTCGATTTGCATTTGGATGCGGTCAATGATGCCGTTCATGCCGCTATCCCTAGGGCTGTTGGTAAGGCTATGGAACATATTCGTGGCGAAGCAGTCAAACAAACCCCTGTTGAAAATGGGCATCTTGCCGGGTCCGCAGGTGTGACTGTGGTCGGTGATACGGCCTCTATCACTTATCCGGGCCCTTACGCGCGCAATCAACATGAATCTATGGATTTTCACCACGACAAAGGCAATGCGAAGTTCTTAGAACTGCCCATGATGCAAGAAGCACCAACCGCGATTGGCATCATCGAGGACGAATTAGGGAAGGTGATTTAGGTGGCATCTATCCAAAATGATCTTCTTGACGGGATTGCCCAACTGATTGCTACAGCCGGAATTGCCACCTACTCAACTACTGGCACTTACACGTCGGGGCAGACGGGAATTTTCTTCAAGATCGTCAACTCGACTCCAGACCGGATTGTGACGTTGACGGCCTACCAGATCAGTGATGACCCTTCAGTTCCCCTGTCGAAGTTGGGTGTTCAAGTTCGTTGTCGAGGGTTGCAAGACCCACGTGATGTGGACGAATTGGGCGACTCAATTTTCACCATTCTGCACGGGCTCACGAATGTGATGTTTGGTTCGGTCCATGTGATCCAATGCTTCCGGCAGTCGTCAATCACGTTGGGTCAAGATGACTTAAAACGGTGGGATCGGGCCGATTCCTATTATCTCGACGTTGACGTTCCTGCAACCGTATTGCGCCCCACAGGCGGCACTTACTAGCCGTCTCTCTTATCTCCCCCTGGAGCCTCTGGGGGGTTTTTTGGTACCCCAAATGCCCCCAAGGAGGCAAAGATTATGGCTGCTACAGCCCTAGCTAGACGCTATGCCCTAGATGTTTCAACCGACAACGTAACGTGGTTGCGTCTGGCATCAGTGAATGACCGTAACAAGCAGGTCGCCCCGAACAAAATTGATTCAACGACGTATGACTCGAATGGGTGGACGGCCACAGAAGTCACCCTTCAGTCGTGGACAGTTATTGTGAAAGCTCTTCGTCAGCCTTCCGCGGGAGTGTATGACCCTGCTCAAGAGTTGTGTCGTGCAACGCAGGGCACTTTTGGTGATTCAATTCGCCTTTATGTGCGCACGTACGACAAATTTACGGGTGCAGAAGCACAGTCTGGTCGGGCCATCGTTGAATGGAATGAGTCCAAAACTGGTGTTGCCGATCTGAACGAAGTTCAGGTTACTTTCACCGGTGATGGTGCTTTGACGAACATCGCCAATGTTCTCATTTCTGCTGTACCTGTTGTTTCTGCTGCTACCCCGTCGGGTGCTGCTGCTGGTGCGCTTGTGACCATCACAGGTCAGGGCTTCACGGGCACGATTGCAACGAGTGGTGTGAAGTTCGGTGGTGTCAATGCGACGAGTTGGTCTGTTGTTTCGGACAACAGCATTGTTGCAATTGTTCCGGCTGGAACGGCTGGTTCGGCACCAATCACGGTCACGAACGCTACCGGCACTTCGAACGCGTTGCCTTACACGAGGGCCTAAATCTAGGTTCCCGTTTGTGGTCGGCTGTCCCGTGGGGGGATGGTCGGCCACTCAACCCCCACAGTCCCCCACACAACTTTTGAAAGGCACCCCACAATGGCTTTAACACCGTATGAAAGTTTCGCTGAAGAACCTCTACAGTTTCCTATTTCAGGAAAAACGTACACGCTGAAACCCATCGATATCCCGGCGGGTATTCGTCTTGCAGAGATTGTTTCGGGTAAGGATAAGGCTGCAAAAAATCTTGCCGGTGAAGCCCTGTGGAAATTGTTGCTGGGTTCCTTGTGGGACGAGATGGTTGCCGATGGTGTTCCGCTTGCGGCGGCTACTCGTGCTGGTCTTACGGCTCTTGCCGATTATCAGTATGGGCGTGAAATGGCTGAGGCTGCGTGGGAATCGGGGGCAGACCCAAAAGCGCTGACGGTTTATCTGACGAGCAAGACGGGGAATCGGGCTACGCGGCGATCAGCCGGTACGGGCAAGGCGACTACGACGAAGCCACGGGCCGTTTCGAATGGTACGACCTCCCCGAAGAGTTAGAAAATTCTGGCACTCCTGTTTCTTGGCCCGATTTGATTGCCCAATGGGATTTGGTGGAGGCCGATTTTCATTCCGTCTATGGGGTTGATCTTGAGACTGTTTTTCGGGTAAAGAGTTGGCGTTGGTTCACTGTTCGTGTTCGTGGCCTGCTTGCTTCCGATACGCGTATTGCACGACATTTTGCTCCGAAAGAGGAGCCGACTAACTAAATTTTGGAGGCTATCGTGTCAGAATCTCCGACGACTGTTGGTTCGATTATTGCCCATTTGAAGGTGGATGCGTCTAATTGGGATGCGAAACTGACTGAGGCTGGGGTTAAGTCTGATGAGCTTGGCCGTCATAATCCGACGATTCGTGTTGATGCGAATGTTGGTGAGGCGTTAGCGAAGATTGATGCGGTTGCTCTTGCGGAGCAACGTCTTGCGGTTGCGGAGATCAAGCAGGTCGCTGCCACGAATCTTGCAGTTGCTGCAGAAGACCGTCGTTGGCGCATCGGGCAGAGCCTCACCGCAACACTGATGCAGAAGTCGGCAGCAGAGGATGCAGCGACACGGGCGACGGAGAAGGCGGAACTTGCCGCACTTGGGCTGACGGCGGCAGAGGACGCTCTCGAAGCATCCCAGCGCAAGGCCGCCGAGATGGCACTTGCCGAGGCGGCCGCGCAGGAAACTAACACCGCCGGCAAGGTAAAGGCCAACGAGGCGAACTCGATGACGATCACCCGTATGGGCCTGATTTTGGCGGCTGTCGCCACTTTGGTGCCGATGATCGCCCCGCTGGCCGGGTATGTTTTGGGTGTTGCTGGTGCCCTGACGTTGATGGGTGGTGCGGGTGTTGCCGCCCTTGTTGGCATTAAGCAGGAGATGGCTGCTGGCACTGCTTTAGGCAACCAGTATGCGCAGGGCATCGAGGGTCTAAAGAACTCTTTGGGTGAGTTGTCTCACACTGGGGCTGTGGTCATGTTGGACCAATTTAACCGTTTTACGGGTGAGTTGAGCTCGGCTTTACCAATGTTGAACCGGCAAGTTTCGGAGTTCACAGGGCTGCTCGGGCGTACCGGGAATAACCTGTTTTCTGGCGCAATTTCGGGTCTGCATGTTCTTGAGCCTCTTCTTTTGTCGGTTGGTCAGTATGTGGAGCGGTTATCTGCCGGGTTCATGTCGTGGACTCGGGATGGTGGGTTGCAGTCTTTCGCGAATTATGCGATGGCTACTTTGCCGGTGGTTCAGCAGACGCTTGCTGCTTTGGCGGGGGCTATCATGCATATTTTGGAGGCGTTGGCCCCGCTTGGTGAGGTCGGCCTAACTGTCTTGAAGGCTGTTTCAGATGTGATTAGTGCGATGCCCGTCGACGCTTTAACTGGCCTGATTGCTGGGGGTACTGCTGCATTCTTGGCTTTCAAAATGTGGGAAATGCTCATCCCGATTATCAACGGGGTTGCTGGCGCAATTTCGGGGGCAGCCCTTGTTACGGAGGCGGCTGCTGGCCCTGTTGGGTGGCTTATCGCCGGTATTTCGGCTTTGGTCGCAATATTCGCTGTGTCTGCTGTCTCCGCGAATGAGGCGAAGCAGTCCGTTGTTTCATACACGTCAGCGTTAGAGGCTGATAGTGGAGCAATTGGTGAGAATGTGCGTGCGCAGGCCGCAAAAGCTTTGATTGATTCCGGGGCAATAGAGGCGGCTAAACGTTTGGGGATTTCTCAGGCCACACTCACGGATGCAACGTTGGGGCATAAAGATGCTCTCAACCTCTTGTCTGATGTAACAGACAAAACGAACGCGGCAACTTCAAAAACTGCTGGCCTTCAATCTCGTATGGCGGAAGCATACAAAAAAGCTCACCCTGAGATTACCCAAAACGCTGCTGACCTGAAACTTGTGAATGACCAGGTGAAAGCGAACTCTGATGCAATCCAGGTCGCAATAACAGATGGCATTGACTACAACGCGGCCATGCACCTGGGCGGCACTGTTGCTGAAACGATGGCAACCAGTCTTGGTTTGACTGTTGACGCGTATAACAAGTTGACGGCTTCACAAAATACTGCCACCGCAGCGGCTAAGACGTGGAAATCTGAGCTCGACATTTTGAATGGGGTTGCACAATCTTCTGAGCAGGCTGCCATCAATTTGTCTGCTGACTATCAGAACATGGCGACATCGATTACCGGAAATATCAAGTCGATGGGCGTGGCAGCGGCCACTTCATTGGATATTAACACTGCCGGTGGTTTAGCTAACCATCAACTCATTTTGAAGGCTGTAGAAGATGCGCAAGCACAGTCTGAGGCGATTATTAAATCTGAGGGTGGGACGGCTCAGGCGCGGGAAGATGCGCGTGTGAAGCTTGAGAGTTCACGTCAATCAATTGTTGACCACATGACCGCCCTCGGTCTTGATAAGGGTGCTGTTGATAATCTTGTCGGTTCACTACTGACGGTACCGGCGCATATCAAAACTGAGCTTGAGGTTGCTGCTCAAGCGGCGCAAACTACGGTTGAGGACCTCCAAGCGCAGCTTGACCGCATACCGCGCGCTATTTCCATCATGATGACAACCACTCAGCAAACGAACTATATAACTGGTAATCAGGGCGTACTTAAACATGGCTCCACTGGTCTTACCGTTCCCGGTATGGCGACGGGGGGCACACCGGGTGGTTCCGTTGTGGGGCCCGGTGATGCTTACTCTGATACGGCTGGTTTGTACCATCTGGCGAACGGTGAAGAGGTCATCTCTAACAGGATGGGGCAGGCGGCACGTAACCGGCCACTGTTGAAAGCAATCAATGCGGGGACTCTCACTGCCATGCCGGGGATGATGGCCGGATCGGTGAGGTCTTCCTCATTTGCTTCAGCACCTACACAGGGCGGTCAAGCTTCGGAGCGCCCTATCTATATGGACGGTTCACTCTTTGGCGTGCTGAAAACGTTGGCGAATGGGCAGGCGCAGATCGTGTGGAATACGGGAATTGACAAGATGGCTGTTCAATATGCGGGTGGTGTCTCATGACCGTTACAGTGGTGGCTTTACCGTTGACGACTCCGCCGTCGATGCAGGTCACTTGCGCGGTTACGACCGGCAATGTGATGAAGACGGCAGCACTTTATCGTATTGATTCGGGTGTGCCAGTATTGGTGCGTTCTCAACCGTCGACGGGGTTTGATACTCGTGTGGTGTCAGATTTTGAGGCCCCGTATGGTGCGTCGACGGTGTACGAGTTTGTGTCTGACTACTTTGACCCGGCGGCTATCACTACGGTATGGGCTGAGACATGGGTGGACCTCACCGCGTGGACGGGGGATGTTTCTTCGTATGCGGTTAGTGCGGGTACGGTGCAACAGGTAGCTGTCCACTCTGACGGCAGCCCATTAGCGATATCGCGGGCAGTTGCATCTGGCGCATACCGGGCAACAATTGCATCAATAGCCGGGCCATCTACCGCCTCGTACCCATCCGGTGTTTGGTTCCCGAACTTGGTTGCTGTTATATCGCTTACCGGCAATCTTGTGGCGGTTTACGATTACCGCACAAAATCATTTACGGGGACAGCAATTAGTTCGGCGTCTCCGATTACGGTCGATTTTTTGGGCACGAGCATTGTTGTTTCTGGGACGGGTGGAACGTTTACCCTTTCAGGTTTTACGGCCACAAATTATTCCTCAGTTGTTATTTCTGGGTCGGGAGCGTCATCCGGGCTATTCACTGTCGGCGCGATCACTATTTCTTCCTACCCAGTTGTCACCCATGTAGATCAAAGCTCTACCCCGACAACATTGTCGCCGGTGAGTGCATGGATGGTTCACCCTTCCAACCCGGGCCTTTCTATGCCTATCTCGGGGGATGAAATAAACCTTCCCAGTATTCGTGGGATTGGCGATATTAGTAACGGGTCGGCAGCTACTGAGCATCACATTCTTGGGCAGTCGACCCCGATCACAACCGTTTCAGGGCCACGGTTTTCAAACAAACTGACAGTGGTTCTAGCGACGAAAACGCGGGCGCAGGAGCTTTCTATGAATGCGCTACTTCGTGACGGCTCGCCTCTACTCGTGCGAGTGCCAACTACTTTCGATATCGGATTCGATGAAGGTTTCTACTCCGTAGGGGATGTGGGTAGGGCACGTCAAGCTCAAAAGCCGGGCAACACGTGGCGCGATTTCACGCTCCCTCTTACCGGGGTACAGTCGCCTATCGCGAGCGTGACCAATTCGGGCTGGTCGTGGGCTGGCCTTGCAGGAGCATTCCCCACATGGGCTCAAGTTGCGGCCGCGTTTGCTACGTGGTCGGATGTTTCAACGAATACGCGAAAGCCAGGTTTCTAATGTGGGCTGTCACTGCACAGTTTTTGCAGGCTTTACAGTTTCCGCAAATTAGAAGCTCCATTTTCACGTATACGATGCCCGGTGGCACTGCGAAGGTTTTGCAAGTTCAGGCAGGGTCTGTGGGCGTGGATTGGGCGCAACGTATCCGGCGTACATGTTCACTGACGGTGTTGGGTTCACAGGCTGATTATGTGGCTATGGCCACCCCGGGGACCGTTTTTCGTGTCACTCACGGACTCATCATGGGGAGTACCACTGAGCTAGTTCCGGTATTTACTGGGGAGCAAACTGCTGGTGCTCAACGGATGGGTGATGGCACCATTTCATTGTCGCTCGCGGATCACGGTAATTGGCTTGCTCGGGCACGGTTTCTGATTCCTTACGCACCGGTAGCTACCACATTGCGAACTCAGGCAATTAGTGACATTGTGACGTCGGCTAAACCGGGCACAACGATTCTGAATCTTTCCTCCGATACGGGGACGGTCGGAATCCAAAATGTGTGGACTGATTCGCGTCTCGATGCAATAACCGCTTTATGCCGTGACGGGTCGGCGGATGGCTTCTTTCGCCCTGATGGTGTTTTTGTTATCCAAGATTTGCCTACCCCGTCGACGGCTTCATCATGGACGGCGGCGGGAATTATTGAATCGGGGGATCGCAAACGGCCAATGGACAAACTTTATAACACAGTAGTCGTGCGCCCATCGGCTACGGACGGATCGCAAACGTGGACGCAACAGGTCGCGCAAATCACGGATACGGGCAACCCGCGTCACCCGAATTACATTGGCGTTGTTCCTTACTTCTTTGCTTCCCCTACCGCTTCCACGGCGGCGGTCGCAATGGGTATTGCTCAGGGCATCCTGTACAAGGTGATGGGGACGACGGAGACGCTTTCGCTCGGAATGATTTCCAACCCGGCTCTTGACGGCGGGGACGTGATTCGCGTAATTGCCCCCGCGGTTGGGTCTGATCCGGCGCAAATCTATCAACATTTTGTGGATACCATCTCACTTGATCTCAACACGGGGTCGATGAGTTTGGGCACGCGTTCTCAGGCGGTGGCAATTGTTTAGCCTCACTCGCGCACTCCTTGAACAGCAGGGTTCGCCGTGTCGCCTGTTGCCGTGTACGGTCACGCAAATTACTCCCTTGCTTGTCACTTTGTTGGGGCAAGCAAATATTCCGGCAGTAAAAATTGCGGGTGCAACATACAGCCTTGGTGCAGCTAATGCGCTTGTTTCTTCCCCTGGTCTTCCTATTGTTCTACCTATTGCTTAGGAGCAAATTATGCCTTCTGTTGGCCGTTTCCCTTACCCGAATGCGTCAGATGTCCCTGATGGTCCGGGCGCTTTTCTTGCGGTTGCTAATGCTGCGGAGACTGCCCCTACGTGTGTCCTCACGGATTCAACCGCACAGGCGTTGGCGACGGTTGCGTCGGCGCATACGTGGAATACGGAAATTTCTGATGTACAGGGGATGCACGCGGCAGGGTCCTCAACAGTTGTCGCACCGTTGGCGGGTTTGTATCGGGTTGCCTACTCGGTAACGGGGGCAACGAATTCTGGAACCGTGGACATTTTTGCTTATGTTGCGGTGAATGGTGTGGGCCTGACTCGATCCCGTGTGGGGCTCATCGGTGCCATCCAATACCCGACCCCAGCATGGTCTGGGCTGGTAGCTCTTGCTGTAGGCGATTTAGTGACTTTGATGAAGTCCACCACTTATGCTGCCGGGTATTCGACTGTGGCGGCGCAGTGCTCTTTCTCCGTGGAGTTTGCTAGGTCATTCGTTTAACATTTCCATCCGTCCGACGCCTTCACATTTGTGGGGGCGTTTCGTATTTAACCGGAGGTTTCACATGGCGTGGACTCAACTAGTCGCACCCGACCTGAGCACAACTGATACGCCCGGGTCGTGCCTCGAATTTGTGGAGCACGTTTTCAGTACACCTATCGATCATCCTTCAGCGTTTACAGCATGGGAGGCCACTACCGCTAAGCATCTTGAGCGGGAAATGCCACCTGTCGCTGTGCCCGTGTTCTTCACTTGGACGGGGGTAGTGAATGGGGTGTTTGACGATTACGGCCATGTCGTCGTGTGGGTTCCAGAGCGCAACGCCTTCCTATCCTCCCCGTTGGCATGGAAGGCCGGGGATTCTCAGCAATGGGTGAACACGCTCGAAGATTTCACCTCCATCCTTGGCCCCAGTTGTGCCTATTTGGGCTGGGCAGAAGACCTTAACGGCCTCCTTTTAGTGTCACAAACCGCACCTACCGATGAGAGAGAAGATTCCATGTTTGCAAAAGTAAACCTCGATAGTGGGGACGCCTACCTGTGGAATTTGGTTTCAGGTGTCACCGTCCACATTGACCAGACTCCTGACTACCAGCAGATCGACGCGAACTTCAAGACTTTCAAGTTTTCAAGCCAAGCTGAGTTTGAGAATTTTCGGGCCCGTTTCGCCCCCGTATTCCCTCTACCAGCGATTGACCCGGCCATCCTCACTACGGCTATTGCTTCGGCAATGGGTGGCGTGAATGTGGACGTGAACGCGATTGCTACGGCCATTGCTACGGCCATTGCCGGCAAACTCACCACGACCCCACCAGCTGCACCTATCACGAAGGCTGGCATCCTGTCAGCCATCGAAACCAACTACACGGGAGCCTAAAAAATGTATCTCTTCACGAAAGCTTTCTGGGCTTACTCATCTGACCGTTTCATTAAAACTTTCATCCAAGTATTAGTTGCCGGGATTACCGTTTCGACGTTTATTCCGTCCTCAGTTGATTCGTGGGTTTCCGCTTTGGCCACCGCCGGGGTTGCCTCACTGGTGTCCTTGCTGACGGCTATGAACGCTTATCCCGCCGTACCGGGGTCGATACCAATCTCGACAGCGGCAGCAAAGACGGCAGAGGCCCCTGTGCCTCTCTTCACGATTCCTCCCGCCGCCTGATGCCCACGGATGAGGGTGCCGCCTTTCAAGAACTTCTTGGGCTAATCAAGGCTTTGCACGTAGACGTGTCATGGGTGCGCAAAAAGTTGGAGGAGCAAGCCGTGGACATTAAGGGTCTCGATGTGCGTGTCCGCGATTTGGAGCAAGCCGTGGAACGGGTGGAGGCGAAACAGAAACCACCTATTTCGTGGACGGCAATAATGCTTGCCGGCGCATCCGTTGTGGGTGTCATCATCATCATCCTTGACCGTTTTTATGTGGCCCGATGAGCGGCACTGAATACGTGGTGCCCGTGGATCCGATGGATGAGCTTCAGTGCGAGTCGTGTCAGTAAATCTTGATGCGGTGGGCGTTTTCATTACGACCGCTGTAGCAACCATGTGGGCGGCAATCATTTTCGCCATGCTCGCCCTCGTGTCATTGCCCGGCGCAATTATGACCGGTGACCCCGTAGTCATTGTGGGGTGGATTGCTCAAACATTCCTGCAACTCATTCTGTTGCCCGTAATTATGGTGGGCCAAAAAATTCAGGCCACCCAAACAGAGAAACGCGACAACGAAACACACGCCGCTGTCATGGCCTCCCACGCTGAGCTCCGGGCACTACTCGCAAAAGATAAGGAACAACAATGACTGCACCAAAACCTTCCGCAATCAGCGGTGTTCATGCTGTTAACCGGATGCTGAAAGAAGAAGTCTTCTACCCTGCACATGACGCGCGGAAGTCGAGCCCACTCTATGAGCGTGCCCACCATCACCTTGTCAAAGAACTCGATTTGCCATGCCTCATCTGTAACGTGCGTAATTCGACACTTACTGATCCAACGCAGAACAAGGTCGGCGCTCGTGCGATGGAGACACACCACCACGTTGTCGAGTGGGCTTTGCAGAACGCCATCGACCTCGACAAGTTCAATGCGCGTATCTTGCCAGCGTTGCAGGGCAGGCACCCGGGAAAGTATCTGGAGCCTTTCACGCAACAGGAGATGCTCGACTTCATCGACCACTCGGAGGACAACCTTTGGGTACTGTGTGATGTCCATCACCGACATTCGTTAGTTGGCATTCATTCGGTAACGGCCCCGATCTGGGGAGCTCAAGACCTCGTGCGTGACGACTTCGTTTACATCCCGGTCGCCCCTCGTGCGTGACCTCACCGGCCAGATTGGGCTTACTTATACGACCGGATTTATTGGGCGTCTGATTCAAAAAGTGACCCGCTCACGGTATAACCATTGCGTGCTCGCGCTCGATAATTTTGCGTGCATTGGTGCTGAACCCGGTGGTGTGCGGGTGCGCCCGATCACAGATTTTCGTGGCATCGTGTGGAGCAAGTTTCGGTTCACGGAGGCTGAGCGTATTCGGATTACCGAGTTTGTGCTCGCGCAACAGGGCAAAGAATACAACTACGCCGATGACTTCTTTATCGGGGTCGCCCTGATTACGAAGACCCACACCCCGCGATGGCTGGAACGCCGCCTGTCAAGTACGGATAGCTGGCAGTGCGCCCAGCTCAGTGATGCCGCGCTCATCCATATTGGTATCAACCTCTTCGATGATGACCGCCCAATTGGTGCCGTCTACCCCGGGAGTCTCGCACGACGGTGGCGGAAACGCGGCTGGCTGTAAAGAATAAAAACTGCAAACGAAAGAATAAACCCCCGCTCGGCTTGCCTCTCAGGAGGTGAGTTGGGCGGGGGGATTTTCGTTGGTTAACTCAGTGCATAACACGTGACTGCTGCTCAGTCACTTCATATTTGGAATTTTGAGAGCGAGGCGGCTCAGGAGATATCCAGTCAGGGGTCGATCCGCCAGCGGCATGAATCGCAGTACGAATTGCAGAACTCCCATGCTCTAAAGCATCTTCAAGAGTTTCCTTCCGGGCAAGTACAGAAATCGTAACTAGATGCTGCGAAAAAGTAACATCCATACTGCTGTCACTCAGGGTTGAATCTTCGAGATCGACAAGGTGATCCATGACTGCATCAGTTTGCGCGTCTAAATCATCAACGTTTGAAACGCGGAATGTCATTGATAGAGAAACTTCAATCATCAGTCTTCCTCCCTTTCGCAATCATAACTCTTCAATCTAGCTTTTCTATCTCTCACATAATTTCGATTACTTGGCGTTATTGAAATCTGCATCTTGTGGTCACCGCATGGGCAAAGAGCTGTGTAATACTTCGGCGGGTCTTTTATTCTCCACCCCGATTGATGTAGAAGGATGAGAAAAGCCTGAATGTCTTTATTGGGGTGTCTGCTCCAGTAGCCGTTATGTTTCCCCACCGGGCAAAGATACCACCCTGCGCCATCTTGATGAGCTATTGAACTCCAATGCAACTTGCTGATGTATCTGATGAGAGCCCGAGGCGAGAACGAATGCGTTGGGATGCCGTGGCAGCAGCGTCTCCGGCGGGAGCAGCGACATTTGCCGCTTCTAGCGTTGTAGCGTTTTGAATGCCGGAAAGCCAAGAAAGCGTAGAAAACGCATTGTCCGCCATTGTCTGCATATCGGGCTTCACAGACTCAGGCCAGAGAATGCTTTTGTCGTCAAAAGTATTTGCTTGCTTTGTCTCGGCGGTTGCCAGCTGAACAGCCAAAGACTTCACAGTAGCTAAATCGACAGGTGTAGCGGTCCATGCGGCGCTGTATACGTCAGCGGCAGCATTGACTGGACAAACCGTTTGCAGATAGAGCGTTGCAGCCTGTGACGTCGACAAGACGGTCGGTGTCGGTGTCGGAACGGGCATTGCAGTTGTCGCAGTACATCCGGCAAGCGCAGGTAACGCCATTAGCGCGGTAACAACTCCGGTCAAAAGTTTCGTGCGTGTGTTCATGGTGCCCCTTCAGGTGTGTTGCTGAGCTTATCCACCATGGGTGCCATATTACTAGAGCCCCCTCGGTTGAAATCCGCCATTTAGTCGCACATTTGGGAGAGACACGCCGGGACAATGAGGGATAAGTAGGAAAATCGGAAAACAGAAATGCCCTGATAAGAGGACGAAACGGGACACACTGGGCCGGTCATACCCCTAAGCGGGGGTTGTGGGTTCGAGTCCCACAGCTGGCCCCACTTCGCCCCGTAATCACGCGGATGTTCAGAAATGAGCGTCGCTGGTTGCGGGGCTTTGTCGCTGTTTAGTCTCCGTTTTGAATTGCACTCGTGACGAAGAACTCCTGCAAAACGTCGGTCGCACCGGCTGGGCCGAGGTGTGTTTTCTGGATGTAGTGGTCTGTCGTGATCTGTTCGGAGGCGTGGCCGAGTTGGTCGCTTGCTGCGCGTCGGCCGAGCCGTTGGTCGATGAGGGTCGCTACAGCCTTGCGGAATGCTTTAGGGGAGATGCCCTCGAAGTCGGTTCCCTTGATAGCACTGCGCCACATTGTGCGAAAGTTGTTCGGCGAGCGCCACGAATCAACGCCGGAGGGGAACAGCCATTCACTGATAGCGGCTACGCGACGGCGCAGGAGCATCTCAGCGGCGAATGGCGGCAAGGCAAGGGTGCGGTTAGATGAATCGCTCTTGGGGAATTCTTGGAACGTTAGACGGCCATCTAAGCCGAGCGCAATGGTGTGCCTGCTGCTGACGGTCGCGGGGTCGGTCGCGAGGTCAATATCTGACCATTGCAGGGCCAATACTTCGCCGGTGCGTAGGCCGGTGGCAATCATCATGTCGGCAACATCACCTAAGTCTGTGGTGCGTGGACGCCCGTAGTGGTCGAGCCCTGAATCCCACGCATGGAGCCGCGCACGAATGGCAAAAACGGTCGACAAGTCTGGGGCAACGACCGGGTTGCGTTTCGACACGATACGACCGACATCGCGCATCGGATTTGAGGGGATTGCCCCGTGGCGGACGGCAAGGGCAAACATGCCGCCGAGAACGACGTGAGCAAGCTTCGCGTTCGCGGAACCGTTCTTCGCGTGAATGACTTTCAAGAGCCGGTCAAGACTGGGCACACTGGCCTCTTTGAGCCGCACATCACCGCGGCCTTTCAACACGTACCGGTCGAGGGCTTCACGGTAGCGC